ATGGCCAGAACTGTCGTAAGTCTCACTGATACCAGGATCAAATCAGAAATTACTAAACACAAAAAATCACCAGATAAGATTGTAAAACTGTCTGACGGTGGTGGTTTATTTCTACTTTTAGATAAAAAAGGTGGAACTTATTGGAGGTTTGATTATTTTAAACCCATAACAAAAAAGAGAACCACGATTGGCATTGGTATTTATCCAGCGATGACGTTGGCGGAAGCGCGAAAACATCGTGAAGAGTATCGTGAGCTACTGTCACAAGGTATAGATCCATTCACGCATAAGCAGCAATTAGAAGAACAAGCGCGATTTGCGTTGAATAATACATTTGAAGCTGTGGCTCGCGAATTTATGCAAACAGAAAAACTGGCTGAATCAACGCGGCATCGTAACGAATTTGTTTATCAGTATTTATTCGATGCAATCGGGAAAAAACCGATTCATGAAATAACGGCCCGTCAATTATTAGATGTTTGTCAAATTTATGAGAAGCAAGGGAAATCTGAAACGGCAAGACGCATGCGCTCTAAAGCCGGTCAAGTTTTTAAATATGGATTGGTGCTTGGTCTTTGTGACAGAAATGTCGCATTAGATATTCAGGGATTATTGCAGCCACATCGGGCGACTCATCATGCTGCAGTAACAGATCCAAAATTGTTGGGTGAACTTCTAGTTGCGATTGATCAATACACAAAGCGTGGATCTATCGTCATGTGTTACGCATTGCGAATATTGCCACATGTTTTTGTGCGCCCTGGTGAATTACGTGCAGCCAAATGGGCGGACATAGATTTAGAAAATAGCACCTGGTCTTATACGCCGGCCAAAACAGAAAATGCGATTGGTACACAGTTAATAGTGCCTCTATCACACCAGGTAAAAAAGCTTTTTGAAGAACTCAAAATGGTGACTGGTAATAATGAATACTGTTTTGCGAATTATTGGGGAAAAACACGGCTTTTATCTGACAGTTCTATCAATAAAGCACTTAAAAATTTAGGTTGGGAAAATGGTGAAACAACAGGGCATGGTTTTCGTGCAACTGCTCGGACGTTGCTAGATGAAGTTTTAAAATTCCCGATTGAGCGTATTGAACAGCAGCTGGGGCATCAAGTGCGTGATATGCATGGACGTGCCTATAATAGGACAAAATATTTAGATGAACGTCGAGTAATGATGCAAGCCTGGTCAGATTATCTGGATAGCTTAAAAGAAAAAGCCCTTAGTTTATAAGGGCTTTGATTTGTTCTGCATATGCTTCCGAAAGTTTATCAGGTAATTTGACACGTACTGATCGGCCAAATTCAATTCGTTCAAGTTCACCGCGATCAAACATTCTATAAACTGTAGTGCGGCCAATATCTAAAAGTTTGCAAGTTTGACTAATCGTTAAAACCATTATTTAGCCTCCTTTTCATCCAGCAGCTGCGCAAACAGTACTGCACCTGTACGAATGCGATTCACTAATTTCGTAACGTTAGCATCATCGTAAGTCACCATATCATTTCGAAATTTAGGCAATGGTAGTTCTCGGCCAGCCTTTGAAAACTCATGATTGATATGCGCCACAATTTTGTTTTCAAGCTTACGTTTGAAGTTGGGGTTTTGAAGCATTTCAATGTGAGTCATGACGTACACCTGAATCAATTTCAACTTGCTGTGCTATTCTTAATTCTGATGCAAAAGCGTGTGCTAATCCTCCTGGAAGTTCTACAGTAACCATATCCATGCCGCTGCTTTTGTGTGTGCCACGCTTTACATTCATAACTAAATTATTTGGAATATTTCTATTAGTAAAAACGACTTTGTCATTAGCTTTAAATTTTTTCATTTACACTGCCTCCTTCTGAAGCAGCTTAAATTCTAAATCCGCTACTTTTTGAGCCATTTCATTAAAACGTTGACCCTGTTCAATCAGGATCTGAGCCTGTTTGCTTTGGATGGTCTTGATATGAATAAACTGTTTAGCCTGGTGAACTGCATCATCAAGTGCACTGTGTGGCGTACCAGTGAAAGGAATTTCAAACTGTGGTACCGACTTCAGTAACGTTCTAAAGCAAAATTCTTTGTAAAACTTCCAAGGTCGTTCAATGTCAAAATGGTCTAATGCGTTATTGATCCATCGAATATCAGCTAAAGCACCTTTTGACCAAATTTCAGTGCATTCATGTTGAGTGTAAAAATTGACTAATCTGATCAATGCATCTTTTATATTCTCAGTACCTGAAAATGCTTGCTCACGTGCAGCCAAACTTTGTTCAGACCACCAGTTCAAAGTGTCTTGGCTCACATCAAAATCAGTGGTCGATTCCGTACTAATACCAGCATCAAAATAATGTAAGATTTGATGATCATTAAAAACAACTGCACCAATGCTAAGTAGAACAGGGCGTTCACCAACATCTAGGGTTTCACAATCAATCATTAATTTATTTTTCATGCTGATGCTTCCTTTCTCAATTGCTTAGTGCGTTCACGGCATTCAACGCAGTGGCACTTTCCGCTTTTATATACTTTGTATACAGTTAAACCATGTAAATCACATTTACCCTCAAAATAGTTTTGACCGGCATCTAGAGCTTTGGTTTTGGCATCAAAGTTAAATTTGTGACGTTGTTGTTCTTTTGTCAGTTTCTTTTCAATAGTTTTCAATACTGGACGATTTACACTCACTGAACGTGTCATCATCTTCCGCATAGTTTCCTGACTTGTTGTATATGACTCAGGTTTCGATCGACTAACACCCGATTGGCCAAAAGGGATTTGTGTCACTTTGCCCTTAGCCTTAAGAAAGTCGTCGACTTGGTTGGCAAGGGCAATAGCTTTGCCCTGATTGATGTAAACATCATGTGCAAGATTCGAGTTCATTGATGCTCTCCCAATTCATGAATCAAACGCGCTGCAGTAACACTGTCAACGGTCGCAGGAACGATATGGTTTCCCAGCATATGAAAGGTGATGACATGTGCATCATTGGTTTTGCGGTAGACTACATTTGTCATGTTTGCTAAATGGATCGTATGTTCTGCATTATTCAAATCAGTAAACTGAAGCATGTCTTATTCTCCAATTTTAGTTTTATGTTGCATTGCTTGCCCCTTTAGTTCACCAGCATGATTAAACATCAAGCTAAAAAAAATTGAGGCAGCCAAAACAGCGGGACAAACAATAAAAATGAACACGGCAACATGGCCATAATGTAAATTCATGGCACATACCCCACAGCGTCCACAGCATTGTTAAGGTGCTTGTCTTCATCAGATAGTGCAGCTGGAGTATCTTGTATTAAACAATGACAGCATTGTTCATCCGTATAATTTGGACATTTACCTTGGCAAGCATGGCCACCTTTTTTTCGATGCAGTTTTGGCCATGAATCAATGACTGATTGCTCAGGCACAATGCTTTCTGGGGTAACTGATAAGTTCATACATACTCCTCGATCAATTGAGCACGCATAGCCTTTGCAACATCGTCAAGCCATTTAGCTTTTTCTGTTAAATCAATAAATTCGAAATTGATCGCAGCATCAATGAATGCATTTGCTTGTGCAATTGCGATTGTAAATTCGTGTTGATTGTTTGATTTGTAGATGCTGTGAATAGCGGTCTGAATCTGTGAAACAGCACGTTCTTTGTAGAAGTCAAAGTCTTTGACTTGTGGTTGCGCAAAGTCATCAGCGAGTAGACGACTGACAATGATTTGATCGAATTGATCATTTTTTTGAGGATTTAAATTTTTCATAAAAAAACCTACTAAGTAAAGTTTGTTCCAATAAACTAACTTTACTTAGTAGGTTGTGTCAACAATAAATTTACTTTAGTTAGTTTTATCTAACTTAAATAAATTTTTTGCTAGGTTCGAATTTCCCAACATACTTACCTTTATATTCACAATTTTCTTTCAACTCCAATATATTAGGTTGAAAATTGGGATTCAGGGCTTGTAGATACATGCGGTTGTAATCTTTAACAAGAGCTTTAAATGTTGCCTCTCCATCACATTGGGCAACGATCATCTCTCCAGTCTGTACATGCTCAATTGAGATGTCTGGATCAATACAAATAAAATCTCCATCTTTAAAATGAGGGTAGTTGCTAATACCTCTTACAACCATATAAAAACTATTTTTTCCTGCATTTGGTGGTGATGGTAGCCATTGATTAATATCAAAATTATTTACAGATTGCACATTGGTCCAATTTCCAGCTTGTACGTCAGAGAGTACGGGGAGCATGCGAGCAACAGGTCTGTAATCTTCAATATTGTCAGTTGTGCCTTCAATGCCGTACATGATGTAACCCACATTAGAACCTAACGCGGGAGCTATATTTTGTAAGCTTTCAAGTTTCGGAACGTTTACGTCTTTTTCCCAAAGTACAACTGCAGCATCTGAGACGTTTGCAATTTTACCGAGATCTTTTTGCGTTAATTTTTTTTCTTTACGTAATTTCTTAATTCTTGAACCGATAGTTTCCATTGAAAAGCCTTTTATTATAAAACTAACTTATATTAGTTCTTGACCAGCTAACTAAACTCATATTTAATAAAACTTACTAAAGTTAGTTTTTGGATCTAAAGATGACAAGAGATGAAGCCATTGCAAAATTGGATTGTAGTTTAGCTGAGATGGCTAGGTTGCTTGGTGTGACAACGGCAGCAGTAGCCAAATGGGATAAAGAACAAATACCTAAGCTTCGTGAGTATGAAATAAATGCTTTAGTTGAAAAACGAGAAAAATCAATTATTCACATGCGTACTTTAGAAAAATCCGGATCAGCTGAAAATATCCAAAATTAAGGACAAATTAGATATGAGTGATTTTTTATCAAATTTCGCTGCACAAAATGCTGTCTTGCCTTTGGATGTTGCGCTATATCGTGCTTGTAAAGATCGACATGGTAGTAAAGCCGCTATAGCTGAGATTCATGGGTTTAATCCTATGGTATTCAGCAAATGTGTTGATATACAAAATACGCAATATCATTTGCATCCTGAACATGTCGAAGCAATTTTGAACTACACAAAAGACATTCGCATTTTGCAAAGTGCAGCTGCCGCGCATGGTAATGCAGTGGTTTACGAATTACCTGCCGTTATTGATATTCAAGACACGGGATTTTTGGCCAATATAGGTGCAATTTCAAACCGTGTAGGTGAGTTATTCACAACTGTGAGTGATGCACTGAAAGATGGCCGAATAGTCGATGTTGAACTGGCAAGCATTGAAAAAGATGCAATGTGTCTTATTGCAGCTGTGGCACAACTTAAAAAATTAGCCCGTCAAAAGGCAGAAAGCGATGTGGAGACAAATTAATGGCTCTAACATTTGATCAGGTACGCGATGCTGCGTTAGGACGTTGGAAAGATATTGTGTACCCAGCATTTGGCATCACAGTACCAGCTAAAAAAAATCAACATGGACCATGCCCAATTTGTGGCGGTAAAGACCGCTTTCGTTGTGACGATAAACAGGGGAAAGGTACGTGGATCTGTAATCAGTGTGGTGCTGGTGATGGGTTTGCATTGATTGAAAAATCTCGCAGCATGAACTATTCAGAAGTTTTAACAGAAGTTGGTGCAGTACTGGGCTTATCTGCGGAAACCAAAGTTACAGATGCAGACCGAAAGCAATGGAAAGAAAAAGCCGAAGCGCAAGCCAAAGCAGCTGAACTTGAAGAGCGTAAAGCACAAGAAGCTGCTGCCAAACGTGCTGCCCGGATCTGGGGATACAAGTCATCTGACCGTGATTGCCCGTACTTGGCACGCAAGCAGGTTCAAAACCATGGCTGTCGCATAAATGGCAAAGGAAATCTGATAGTCCCTTTGTTTGATATAGACGGAAAAATTTGGAATGTTCAAGAAATTCATGCGGATGGCCATAAGCCTTTTTTACCAGGCGGGCGAGTCAGCGCATGTTTTTACATGATTGGCCAGGTGACTCAGCAAGATCAAATTATCTGTATAGCTGAGGGCTATGCGACTGGTGCCAGCATTTATGAGGCGACCGGTCACGTCACGGTTGTGGCGTTTAATTCAGGAAATATAGACAAAGTGGGTAAAGAAATACGCATATTGCATCCGCATGCACGTCTTGTGTATTGCGCTGACGATGATAGCCATTCAACGCCACCTGATGCAGGCTTAAAAGCTGCGAATAAAGCTGTGGCTGCAACAGGCGGTATTGTAATTCTCCCCAAATTTAGTCAAGCGGTGAACGTATGAGTCAAGATGAAATTTTAGAGCAGCCACAATCAAATTCTCACCCATCTGACTTTAATGATCTGCATGTGAGTGAGGGTTTGCAGGTTGTACAGGAGCAGATCGCAAGCGGAATTTCTTCTCAATTTTCTGCTTTTGAAGTTCCCCCACACCCCCCTGAAATGGCAAGCCAAGATTCGGGGCGATTTTCAGCAGAGGATCAGGCATTTTTGGCAGAAGATGAGTTAAATACGCATAATCATGATGATTTTATGCTTGAAACGTATACCGAGCAGGACTTAGTCGAGCGTGAAAATCATTCTGGTGGGCAGCAACAAGAGGGGGATGGGGAATCAGAAGACTTTGAGCGTCCAGATTTTACAGTTGAAAAATGTTTAAGTCGCTTCATGTTGGTGGAGGGTAAAACTGACGTATGGGATTCCTTCCGTAAAAAAACCATTAAAGCGGTTGCATTTACAAAAATGGTTGGAAAATCGGTTGCTGAGCGTTGGCAATCGCATCGCAATCGTAAAATGATTGATCAGGATACCTTAAAAACCGAAGTGGATAGTCAGACAGCAATAGAAATCACTGACTTGATTAAACGCTATGTGCATTTGGAGGGTACGCTAGAGTCTTGGGATACACTTCATCGTGAACGTGTTAAAAATGCAGCGATTCGAGAAGCATTTCCAAATCAATACGAGATCTGGTTTAAATCTCCGCATCGTCGCATGATTCATAATACTGATTTGGTATTTGACCCGACGAATTCATCTAAACCACATCAAATTAACAGGTTTACTGGGCTTGAGATCGTTGCAGCAACAGATCCTGATGCACCAGACATGTTGATGAACCGAAAAGACGCTTATGAAAAATGTAAAAGTTTTGACCAGTTATTGCGCCATTTGTGTGTTGGGGAGCCGCAGGCATACGGCTGGTTAATTCGATGGTTAGCATATCCGCTTCAACATAAAGGGGCCAAAATGGCCACGTCAATACTCATGCACGGTAATATTCATGGTGCAGGTAAATCGCTATTTTTTGGCGGAATTATGGAGAAAATCTACACAAAGTATCATAAGACCCTCGACCAGCGAGATCTGGAAAGCCAATATAACGACTGGGCTGATGAAGTGCTTTTTTTGCTGTTTGAAGAAATTGCAAATAATAAGACCAAGCACGGCATGATGGGATTTATTAAGCATTTGATCACTGGATCTAAGCTATCGATTCATCAAAAATTCTTGTCATCTATGCAACAGGCAAACCACATGAATACGGTATTTTTATCGAATCATACACAGCCTTTGCCAATTGAAGAAAATGACCGCCGGTTCTTGGTGCTGTATCCCAAGTCCACTGTACCGCAGGAATTATTAGACCAGGTTGTTGCGGATCTGGACGATAACGATGTGATAGAAGCATTTTATGCAACACTGTTACAAGTTGATTTGACAGGGTTTAATGCCCACACCAAGCCGCCAATGACCAAGGCAAAAAGGGAAATTATTGAATATACCCGGGCAGGTTATGACACGTTTATTGTTCAGTGGATCGCTGAAGAAACGGACTACCCCTACTGTACGTGTACGGTATCCCAGCTCTATGACGCTTATCAAAAATGGTCCAAGAAAACCAATGAGCATATTGTTAGTCTAAAAAGATTTATGGGTGAAGCTAAAAAATATGGTGTGATCTCGACGGAGAAACAGGAGCATTGGCGAAAACCATCTCAGCCATCAAATAAGCAGCAAAGTAAATTGGTGGTTATTGGAGTGATGCCTGAGCAGACAGAGGATAAGCTGGGAATTATGCGACCAACTGTGAAAATGGATTGGTACGGTGCAGACATCGAAAAATTTGACAAGACGTTACAAGGTGATAATAATGATGCTCCATACCCATTCCCATAATAATTACAGGGTTAAATGTGTACCATGTGTACCATCGTGTTTACCATTTATGACCAATGGTACACATCTGCAAGCCTTACCACATAACACTTTATTGTCCAATGTTTACCATGTGTACCATTGCGCGCGCACGCGCACACGGGAAAATTTTGCAGCCAGTAATTATGATTTAAATTTCTATTTCAAAAATGATTTAAAAAAATTCTCTTGCGTGAGAGATATTGTATTAATGGTACACATGGTACACATTTCTCTAAAAGCCTTAATATATAAGGCTTGTGTATGTGTACCATTTTTATACAACGGTACACAAAAAACGCCAATGGTAAACATTGCATTCCAAGTATTTGTTTTTAATGTTTTTTTCATGTGTACCATTGTTGAGGGACGTTTCTAATGGAAAAATTCATGCGTTTACTCAATCCAAAGTCAATCAATTACGAAGCAGATCGCATTGATGGTGGCCAGCCTGCAATGACAGCACAAGATATTCTGCTAGCAATGAGCTTTGCAAAGCTGACTAAGCTACAAGACAACTTGATCCGCTTAAAATACTTTGGTGCAAACACCAAAGGCAATGTACAAATCTTTAGTGAAATTCTAGTCGGCAAGTATGAACAGCAGTTCACTGATGCGGGTGTGAATCAGATTTATCATCAGTCCATCGTGCTGATTGCATTGACCGAGTTTTGTTTGGTCCCGGCAAGCTACAAGCCAAGTAAGCGTGCACGTGCTTCAATTTGTGGCTGGAGTGATACGACTGTTAGAAATTATATGAACGGCCGTATTGAGCGTGTACTTGAAGACTTGAATGCTGAGTTAGCTCTTGGCGAAGATAAAATTTTTATTCAGGTTAGTAAAACTAAGTAAAATTTGTTATTGACGAAAAACCAGATTTAAGTTAACTTTTACCACAATGGAAAACTCTAGATAAAAGCGCTGTAGTTCTCCATGGAACCGAAAGGTTCTTTAAACAAACTGCATGATTACCCTCGGAAAGTTCATGCAGTTTTTTTATGCCCGCATGTTGCACTGGTCGCAATCATGCGGGTTTTTTTATGGAGATAATTCATGGCTGGTGTTGGAAGTTTTGAAAAATGTCGTAAACAAATCGAGAGCGGTATCAAGCGACAAATGAAAAAAGGTGAAAATTATATTGCCTTAGATTTACCGTATTTCAGTGGTGAAGATCAAAAGTTAACTGATGATTATATTAAACAACTTGAAGATCGTGGAATGCGTGTAGATATCCATCACACAGATTCATCTCGCTATGGAAAAGCATACTGGTGATCGTATGGCTAAAAAGAATCGAGCAGCCCACTGGCAAGAACATGAGCAGGCAGTAGACAAGGCGGAAAAGGCTAGATCTAAATCACTGAAAGATGACAAGGCCAAAGCATGGCGTAAAGCCTGTGCAGATTATCTACTGGCGAATCGATACTGCTATGACTGCACTAAGCGTGGTTATACAAGCCCAGCAGATCAGGTTGCGCACATTGATCAGCCTATCAGCCAAGTGAAGTTCTGGAACATCGATAACTGGCAGGCATTGTGTGAGCCATGCTTCCAGCGGATCACTGAGGGCAAGCCACTGACTGTGCAGGAACCCATACCTAAAGACGCAAAATTATATACGGTGAAGTAATGGCACGATTAACAAAGCTGGGTGGATCACTACCAACACTCAAGAGTAATCAACCGACCTTGGCCAAACAAGAAAACTATGGCCAAGGTCGTGGCGGTCGGCCATGGCGTCGGATCAAACGTGAAGTGCATGTACGTGATAACTGGACGTGCTGCAAGTGCCAGCGTGTATCCATGAACCTTGAGTGTGACCATATCGTAAACAAAGCCCAAGGCGGAACGGATGACATGGACAACCTGCAGTCGTTATGCAAGCAATGCCATGACCAGAAGACACAACAAGAAAGCAAACACGGGATGCAACGCAAATGACCAAGATAGCAAAGCTCATAGTACCTGGTGGTATAGGTGTGATGGGAACTCATGTTGAACTTGAAGATGGAACACGCTTGAAGGGTGTTCAGTCAATCAAATTGGTGGGTGGTGTTGATAACCCTATTTGGCGTATGACTGTTGAAGTCACGCCAGAGTTTATTGACCAGCTGCCAATTGATGCTGAATTGACCACAGACATTGGCAAGCTTAATGACTTGACCGATGACCAGCTTGCCCAGATCGGACTGAAACGAATCAAAGATTAAAAGAACATACAGAACCGGCACACGTTAGCTCGGTTCAATGTTGACAGCTCGGAATAGACGGCACGTTCATGTGTAAGCAAACTCATGAATGATTCTATGTCTCAGCAGGATGTTGAGAGGACAGAGTGGGTAGTGAAAGGATTCATACCTTGGTGACGGCAAGCCATTAACACATCAATTGGCCATCGTGGACGACTCTAATCCCTGTCAGAAATGGCAGGGATTTTTAATTCGTGGAACATATATCGTGATTCATTTTATTAAAGTTTTCGTGGAACATTTTAATAAAATGAATGACTTGCATCATATTGGTGCGCATTTTACCCCGTGGGGGGTATCAAAATTTAAAAATTTCGGTCCCAGCGGACACCGCCCCCTAATCTCATTTGTAAAAAAATTCCTGATTTGAGCAAAAGTAAATAAACTTTTTATTCAAAATCATAAATTTAGGTTAATTTTTTTAAATATTCAGCATTGAAGGTGAAAATATGGCTTTGACTGAACAGATGAAAAAATTTGCTCATGCCAAACTAAAAAGTGATCCAGAGACTGGAAAGCAACTGTCAAACAAGCAAGCGGCCATTGAAGCGGGCTATTCTGAGAAGTCGGCTGGGTCGAAAGGCAGCCAGTTGGCCCAAAATCCCGAGGTCATTACCTATCTGGACGGGCTTTTAAAATCAGGGGGAGAGGGGGCGGCGGTCTTTGAATCTATGCCTTTGGGCGAAGCCGCGATACAAGCCGACTTCAAGGAGATGGAGAGTGTATCAAACTCTTTAGAGTTTTTGCGTTCAATTTATAAAAATGCACGTTTGGAACGTAAGGTGCGAATTGAAGCTGCCAAAGCTGCTTTGCCATATGAATTTGGCAAAGTGGGTGAAATGGGTGTGAAGCAAGGCCGTGAAAATGCGGCTGGTGATGTTTCTGAAAATGACGATGACTTTGCAACTGCTGGTAATCAACGTGCAGCTCGGAGTCAGCATAGAGTGAGTTGATATGTCTTCAATGTCCCCGATCTGGACAACAGCTTGCCCGGATTGGGAAAAGAAGATTCTTGCAAAAGAATCGCTGATTGCCTGCAAGCCGTTGTACCTAGATGAAGCAGAAATGGCTTTGAACGTTTTTAAAAAACTGACGCTGGTTGATGTTGCTGGAAAGCCTAAAGTTGGTGAAGTCACGGGACAGTGGGTCTTTGATTTCGTTGGTGTGATTTTTGGAGCTTATGATTACGAAAAAAATGAACGCTTAATCAACGAATTTTTCCTGCTCATTAGCAAGAAAAATACAAAATCAACGCTTGCTGCGGGCATCATGCTGACTGCGATTATTTTGAATGATCGTCATTCTGCTGAATTTATTATTTTGGCCCCAACGAAAGAAGTTGCTGATAACTCGTTTAAACCAATTCGCGACATGATTCGTGAAGATCCAAAGTTGAATGCGCTGTTTAGCGTGTCAGAACATACACGAACAGTCACACATCGTAAGACCAAAGCAACTTTGGCAGTTGTTGCAGCTGATACCGGATCTGTAGGCGGTAAAAAAGGGGCTTATATTCTTGTGGATGAGCTTTGGATTTTTGGTAAACGTGCCAATGCTGAAGCCATGCTTGAGGAAGCGACTGGCGGTATGGCTTCTTTCCCGGAAGGTTTCCTGATTTGGTTGTCTACGCAGTCAGATGAACCGCCAGCTGGCGTGTTTAAAAAGAAATTGGATTATGCTCGAAAGGTGCGTGATGGTGAAATTGATAACCCATCATTCTTGCCGCTGCTGTACGAATTTCCGCAAAGCATGATTGATGATGAAAGCTATCTGAACCCAGATTATTTCTACGTGACCAATCCAAACTTAGGGCGTTCTACCCATATTCGTTATTTGCTGAATAAGTATGAGCAGGCGAAAGAGAGTGGTACAGATTCAGTTCAAATTTTCTTGGCGAAATATTTGAACGTCGAAATAGGAATGAACAAGCGTGCGGATCGTTGGGCAGGTGCAGATTTTTGGATGCTCTCAGCATACAAGGATAAACTTTTTGTAGAGTCGATATTGGATCTAAGTGAGATTTGCACTATTGGGTTCGATGGAGGTGGTCTTGATGACTTGTTTGGAATGGCTGTAATTGGTCGTGATAAGCATGATCGTTCAAAATGGTACTGCTGGAATCGTGCCTGGGCGCATCCAATTGCGCTTGAGCGTCGTCAGGAAATTGCGCCGGCACTCAAGGATTTTGAGCAAGATGGTGATTTAGTTATTGTCCAAAATGTAGGTGATGACGTTCGTCAAGCTGCTCAAATTTGCAGGCGAATTTATGACGCTGGTAAGCTTCCTGAAAAAGCGGCAATTGGTTTGGATAAGTTGGGTATGCCATCGTTGCAGGATGGTCTGCTTGAAGAAATTCCATTTGAGTTGTTAATTGGTGTGCCGCAAGGCTTTCAGCTTTCAGGTTATGTGCAAACGACTGAGCGAAAAGTTGCTGAAGGAAAATTTTTGCATGCTGGACAGCGCATGATGAATTGGTGTGTTGGCAATGCAAAGGGTGTTTACCAAGGCAATGCAATGACAATCCGAAAACAAGAATCAGGAAAAGCCAAAATTGATCCTCTGATTGCGACATTTAATGCTGTTGCGCTGATGTCAGCTAACCCAGAGGCTGCAGCGCAAAGTTATGGGGTATTTTTTGTATGACAAGAAATCAAAATATTCGACAGGAAATTCGTCACCAGCTGGCAATTCAAAACCATTTAGGGGCCTGCACAACGACAGGTAAATCAGATAAAGAAATCGCTCACATTGATGAGCGATTTTTTTTGGCTTGTGAAAAGTTAGAAGCACTTCAAGCAGGCTTAAAGCGAAGTAAAACCAAGGAGTAGAAAAGCGATGAAGCTTGCTTACAGCTTACTCGAAGTCAAATCAGTCAATGATGAAGAGTGGAAGCTTGAAGGTATTGCAACAACACCGACGCCTGATCGTGTTGATGATGTTGTAGAGCCTAAAGGCGCACAGTTCACTTTGCCAGTGCCGTTTTTGTGGCAACACGACAAACGACAGCCCATTGGTAATGTTACTGAAGCTCAGGTGACAGATGAAGGAATCAAAGTTGTTATTCAGCTTGTGAAACCAGATGAAGTTGAATCGGATGAATTGAAGAAGCGCCTGCAGGAAGCATGGGACAGTATTAAAACAGGCTTGGTTCGCGGTCTTTCAATTGGATTCCGAGGTCTTGAAGTTGCGGATATTCAAGGCACTTGGGGCTATAAATTCATTAAATGGGATTGGTATGAATTATCGGCAGTTACGATTCCTGCGAATCAGGAAGCAACAATCACTGGCATTAAGACACTCTGCCATCCCGATCAGACAACTAAACAAAATACTGAGCAGCAGGAAAAAACTCTGCCGTGTAAACCACCTCAATCAACCAATTCAGCAAATCCAGTACCTAAAGTGGGCGGGGTAAAGCTGCTTGAAACACCTAAATTTAAATCTACTGGAGTGAAATTCGCATGACTTTGCAAGAACATATCGATGCAATTAAGGCAACGATCAATGATCGTATGAAAAAAGTGTCAGCTATTATGACAAAGGCTGCTAAGGATAATGGCTCAACACCTGAAGGTGATGATGAGAAAGAAATCCAAGGTTATGAAACTGAAATCAAAAATTTAGAAGCAAACCTTGCCCGATTGGAAAAAATTCAGAAATCACAGGCTGCATTAGCTGACACCACAACGCCTGTTGACGGTAGTACTTCTGAAAAAGGGTTGAACTCAACTCAAGGTAAAACTGTGGTTAAAACTGAAAGCAATTTGCCTAAAGGTCACGGACTGGCGATGATTGTTCGTGCAAAAGTGGCATCACAACAACTTGCTAAGAACCATAGTGAATATGTAAGTGCTAGCGATTTATTGAAATCTTGGAATGCTCCAGAGATTGTTCAAAATGTTGCAAAAGCGGTTGCGGGAACAACATCAAGTGATGAGTATTCAGCGCTAATACAAACTCAGAACTTAGTAAATGACTTTATGGATGTTATGCGTCCTCAAACAATTATTGGGCGTATTAAAGGCTTCCGTGAAGTGCCATTTAATATTACCGTTCCAACTAAAACTAGCGGCAGTATTGTGAACTGGGTAGGTGAAGGTAAGAAAAAACCAGTTACTAATTTAGTCATCGGTAAAACTTCCTTATCTTTCGCTAAAATCGCAGGCATCGTGCCATTTTCAGATGAATTAGGTAAGTTTTCAGATCCAAAAGTAGATGCAATGGTCATGCAGGATCTATCTGATTCCATTACTGGTTTTTCGGATGCTCAATTCTTACTACCAGCAAAAGCAGAGACTATTGAAAGCCCTGCGTCTATTTTACATGGTGTCACTCCGATCACGGCTGCAGGTTTGACAATAGATAACTTCCGTTCAGATCTGCGTAAACTGCGCGGTCAGTTTATTGCGGGTAATGTTTCGTTGACGGGATGTTACTACATCATGAGTGAGACAATGGCTAGCTTTATGTCTGATCTTATTGATGCTTTAGGGAACCCTGTTTACCGTGGTATGGATGCGCCAGTCGGTGAAAAAACCTTGAAAGGTTTACCGGTTGTTGAATCTGAATCTGCAGGTTCAATTATTGCATTAATTAAACCATCGGAAATCTTACTTGCGGATAATGGTGGTATTGATCTTTCAATTTCTTCAGAAGCGACTCTGGATTATAACGATGGAACAGATGACGTTTCTCTGAATTTATGGCAGCAAAACATGGTTGCTGTTCGTGCTGAACGTTACATCCGTTGGAAAAAGCGTCATGCTTTAGCGGCAGCTTGGATTGATTATTCGGGCCAAACCTTGCAGTAAATCATATTTAAATTTTGGTTAAAGGTAGCTAGAAATAGCTACCTTTTTTAATTACTAAAAAGGTGATGAAGTGGAAATCAAATATTTAAAAGATGCACCACTTGGTAAAAAAGGGCAAAAGGCAATAGTCCAGGATCATGAGGGAAAAGTTCTCATAGCATTGGGTTTTGCCAAAGAAATTAAATTGAAGCCATCTGTTGTAACTTTATTGAATCTGAATGGATCACCAGTAATTGATGATTTCGGAAGTGTCGCGCAAGTAGTGGTTAACTGAGGTTGAAAAAATGGGTCTTTTTAGCAAGATGTTTCGCAAAAAGTCTTTCTCTACAGTTAATAACGGTGGGTGGACTAAAATTTTTGAACCTTTCACTGGTGCTTGGCAGCGAAATATAGAGCTAAATCGTGAAGACCTGCTTTCATTTCATGCTGTTTTTGCCTGCATTTCTATCATTTCAAAAGATATTGGCAAGCTGCCTTTAGAATTACGCAAAAAAGAAAACGGGGTTTGGGTCAAAACCAAGGACAAAAACCTACCATTCTTTGAAAAACCAAATCATTTTCAAACCATGCAGCAGTTTCTTGAGTATTACATCATTTCCAAAGAAACCCGCGGCAATACTTATGTGCTCAAGCTGCGAAATTTTAAAGGTGATGTAGAGCAGCTGATTGTACTTAATCCTGACAATATGACGCCTTTGGTCAGTGATGAGGGTGATGTTTTCTACCGGATTGGCATTGATAAGTTGGCCAAACAAACAGAATCAATCATCTTACCTGCTTCTGAAATCATTCATGACCGTTGGAACTGCTTGTACCATCCGCTGGTTGGGATTAGCCCTTTGGTCGCTTGTGGTTTATCAGCTTCGCAAGGGACGGCTATTCAAAAATATGGTGCCAAATTCTTTGGTAATAACGGTCGACCAAGTGGCATTTTGACAATGCCAGGAAAAATTGAAGAAGAAGATGCAAAGCGCATCAAAGAAGGTTGGGAACAAAATTATTCAGGTGAAAACATTGGCAAAACTGCAGTACTTGGCGGTGATGTTAAATACATTGCGATGTCTATGCCCGCTGCAGATGCGCAAATGATCGAGCAGCATAAATGGTCTGCTGAAATTTGTTGTTCTGTCTTTAATGTCCCGCCTTGGAAAATTGGCATTGGCAGTATTCCACAAGGGCAAAAAGTTGAAGACATGGAACGGATCTACCTGAACAGTTGTTTGCAAAGTCCGATTGAAGCGATTGAAAACTGCTTTGATGCTGCTTTTGACTTAAAAGCCAAAGGCTATGAAGTATTTCTTGATCTTTCAACTTTGCTTCGCATGGACAGTATGTCGCAAATGAACTTTTATTCGCTTGGCGTGCAGCGCGGTATTTTTGCACCAAACGAAGCGCGGGCAGTATTCAATTACGAACCTAAAACTGGCGGTGATACGCCATACATGCAGCAGCAAAACTATTCACTTGAAGCAATTTCAAAACGTGATGCAAAAGATGATCCGTTTGCCAGTGGTTCAGCGAAGTCTAAAGGAGATGATGATGGCTCTAACAGTGAATGACGTAGCCCGTCATCTTCGCTATGACGATGACGATATTGTGGACCAAGATCTGCAGTCAATTTTAGACAGTGCAGAACAGGCGGTGAAAGATCATGTTTTAACAAAATATGATGCTGAAAATAAGATTCAGCAGCGCGCTGTTTTGATGATGTGCGGGTACTTTGATGAGCAGCGCGGTGTAAATAAAGAAACCCCATCCAATGATGGTTTTTTGCCGCAGCCGGTGAAGGATTTGCTGTCTAAATATTATGTTCCATTGGTAGTCTGATATGAATATAGAAACTTGGCAACATCATTTTAAAAAACACAAGATTAAACTTTGCGCTAAAGATGTTCATGAAATCTTAGCGGCTCATTTAGCAAAGGAAGTGGGGCTAGATATTACGGATGAAAAAGTTAGCCATCATGTTGTAGTTGTAGTTAGTAATACTGATGGCTTACCTAGTGCACTTGTAGAAGTGACTGAAACGATTGAGAACTCTACTACTCATGAAACAGATAGCGAATGAAAGCTTCATCACTTTCATCAAACAAACCCCACAATACAAAAACCTAGTTTTCATTCATGGCGAGCGCCTTTTTATACGTCGAAATGGTGTATTTGAGGTGCCAGCCATTGAATTGGCTTGGCTTGCTTGGAATAAATAATATGACTTGTTCAGGATGTGAGGCACGACGTGAGTGGATTAGAAAACACACCCAGCGCGCAAAGCTGCGAATGCAAAAACTGCTGCAGCAGCTTGGTGTATCAAATGTTGGAAACAATAAACAACCAAAGTCAGCAGATCACAGCATTGATCAACAGTCACACAGCACTGATCAATAGTCACGCTGAGCAAAACAAAGTTTTGGCGCAAATTGTTGATCAAAATAACGATCTGATCGCTGAGCTTATACAAGATGATGAGGATAATGAATCTTCATTATCCGGATATTTGGATGGCTAGATTATGAATTTAGCAAGTGAATTACGGCATCGTGTGATGATCCAAATTAAAGGGCCAAATCGTGATGCAGATGGCTATCCGATCCCTGTAGTTTGGACTGAATACAAAAAACTCTGGGCTAAAGTGACGCATCTATCCGGCAAAGATTTGATTGCAGCACAAGCGAATCAATCTAAAGTCGTTGCTCGCTTAAAACTGCGTTATCGTAAAGATATTAATACAGAAATGTGTGTGGTTTATAAGGGCCAGATTTATGCAATTGATAGCCAAGCCCTAGAAGACAACAATAGCGGCAACGAATACATCACTTTTTTACTTTCTCAGGGTACAGAGCACGCCCAAGGTGGGTGATATGTCAGTTGAATTTAAAATAAAAGGATTGGATGAGGTTAAGTCTAAATTAGATCGATTGGCCAATCCTAAAAAAGCAAAATCTATTGCACGTAAAGCAGCCCGTAAAGCAATGAATATTGTAAGAGATGCGGCTCGTACAAATGCAAAGTCAATTGATGACCCTGAAACTGTCGCAATGATTCATAAAAATATTGCAGTTCAGGCAGGGAAAACTCAAAGTGCTAACGATATTAAAATGCGCGTTGGTATTAGAGGAGGTGCAAGTCAAAACCAGCATTCGATCAGCACAGCTGGGTTGAGCGGTGGAGATACTCGGCACTGGCGTTATATAGAGTTTGGAACTAAATATCAGCCTGCCATTCCTTTTATGCGAATTGCATTTTTTAATAATTTTAATGCCGTGACAACCAAATTTGCTGAAGTGTTTAATGCAGAGCTGGATAAGGAGTTAGCATCATGACGGTTGAAATTTCACGAGCGCTTAAGGCGGATGATATTTTGGGGCCATTACTGGGTGTGCGTATTTTTCCGAATACTGCAGACTTGGATACACCTGTTCCATATATCGTTTTTCAGGGAATCGGTTCCGATCCTGAACATGCTATAGATTGTGGTGCAGTGAATGATAATAACCAGTATCAATTTTCGGTTTGGCATGACGATATTCAAGAAGCTGAAAGAATTCGTTCACGTGCAGTAAAAGTGTTAGAAAAGATTGGTTTTTTCTATCAAGGAAAGCATCCAGATAATGAAGATTTTGAAACAAAACTGTTTGGCCGCGGCTGGGATATGAGTTACTGGTCGGGCGTATGAGTCATTAATTAATTTGTTTTATATACCACCGAAAGGTGGTTTTTTTATGCCAAAAATTTGAGGAGTAGCTACTCATGGCAGCACAAAAGAAAGGTGTTTTATCTAATGGTACAGCAGTGTGGATCGTCCATGGCACTGTACCGACATTAACTAAAATGGGTTGTATTAAAGCTTTGGTACTTGGTGATGATAGCGCATCAGAGGTTGACACGACTTGCTTGGAAGAAACCAGTACAAAAACTTCTGAGTATGGTTTGGTGACACCGGGTGAAGGTTCTATTCAAATTGATACTGATCCGAAAAATGGTTCACATATGAAATTGCTTGAATTAGCGGCGGCTAAGGAAAAGTAGAAGTATATGTGGGTTGGTCGGATGGTATTGCAGAGCCAACATTGACTGGCAGTGATATTGAGCTTCCTGAAACACGAACTTGGTCAAGTTTTGAAGCAATCTTGCGAAAAGGCTCGCCAGTGTTTGCTGTAGATGCAATGGTGAATCACACGATTCCAATGAAGCGCCAAACTGAAGTGATTGATCAATTTAAGGTGTAGCCATAATGACTAAATTAACCTCAACTGATCTATTAGGGCTTTCGGAGAAAATTTCTACGGAGTTGGTGCCTAAAGAAATTGTATTTACCATTGATGGTAAAGACTACACAGCTGATATCGCAGTAAAACGTTTGAGCTTTGATGAAGCGGTAGATTTGACTCGGGGGAAAGATCTAACAGATATGCTTATGGCAGATCTGCATAAGCTTCGTGTGCAAAAAACTATTTATAATGCAGATACAAATGAACCGTGTTTTCCAACGCTTGAAAGTGTAGGTAAACCTGTTCCAGCCATTATTGATGCGATGTATAAAGCATCTGAAGCGGTCAATGATTTTACGGGAAAGCAGCAGATCAAGCACTTGAAGAAAATGAATTCTGGTGCGAACTCGTCAGCTGCGGAATCGGTGGAAACACGATCAGAGACGCAAAGCGAAACTTAGATAATGCTGAGCTTCAAATATGGAGAGCCTTTCGTAAAAAAAGAGGCTCTTTGTTTTTTGGTCGCAGAATAGAGCAAGGTTTTGGTAACTGGATGGCACACTACACGATGTTTAAAGTGAAAGATCCTGAAAGTGTTTCTGCTTTGGCCTATATGCCGCATGAAGATGTACCAGAAACGTCTTTTGAAGAAGAACGTATGAAAGCGATTAGAAAGAAATCCGCTTAAGTAGGTTTTGATTATCAAGATAATTTTTTTGCACCTTAGTTCAATCTATTGCCACTTTTAGTAAGATTGAATTGGCGCAGTGTGTAGTAGATAAATTAAGCAATACATAATATCCTCATTGAACTTTTGGGTTTAATGGGGATTTTTTTATGATGTGGTTTTTGATTGTCTTGCTAATAATAGCTGCTGTAGTCGGTTATTCAGTTTGGCAAGTATTAAGGGAGAGTGGTGGCTATGAAAATTATAAAAAATTAAGAGCCAAAGAGAAGAAAGAGGCTAATTTTTTAAATACACAACAGAGCAGAGCTAAAGTCAAATCAACTCCATCTCCGCATGTGGATTTAATCAATTTATCGAAACCTAAGCCTAGATTGCCAGTTGTGAATAGTGGTGTTTCTGCAAAATCTAAGTACAGACTTGAATATGACGGTGTTTATGACTTTGAATCATACCCATTTGAAATAGTGGGCGAGGCATCATATCAATCTAATATTGAACGGTTTGCTGTTAAGCGAGATGGTAAAGGCAGTTTTACTGAAGTCCAGGCGAGAATTATTAGAGATCTTAATAATAGCTATGATAAAAATGCCACCAAAGTAGATATTAATGGCTTAACTGTTGGATATTTTGCTCGAAATAATGCTGAAAGTTGGGTTAAGCTTTTGGGGCGATTAAATATGTCCGATAACTCTGAAGTATTTGTTAATGCTGTAATTGTTGGCGGTGGCAGTGAAGATTATAAATTTGGTGTTAGATTAGATATGCCATCAAGAGTGGCAAATTCGGCAAAATATATAAAGTTGGTTTAAATGAAAAAAATATTTATATTTTGTTTGATTTTATTAAGTCAGACAGTATGGTCGAAACCTAGATTTTTAGTTGATCTAGGGAGAAATGATCAGATTACTACTGTAAATGGTATCATTAATTTGGGGCAAAATAATGATCCAGCTTGTTCTGGATCTATATTCATTGATGAGATTTTGTCTTTCAAATATATTCCGCTAGACGGGGCAATAAAGATTGAAACAAAAAAATCTCATTCACCTGATGGGCTTTTCTTGAACAAACAAGACTTAGTAAAATTTGATTTTGATGAGAGTAACTACTTATCAATGTTTTTAAAGACCAAAGAAAAAGTTATTTTTTTGGGAGAGGTGTGTGGTTCGGGAGGGTATTTTAATATCAATGGCATGATAAAAATCAGCGAGATAACAAAGTTACATTAATTGTTAAGCTTTCTAGCTATTGTATTAATTAAATTTAGACTCTAACTGCCGTAAGGCAGTTTTTTTATGCCTGAGGAAAAGTTATGGCGACTAAGCTTGGAACATTAACTCTGGATTTAATTGCCAAAACGGCTGGCTTTACTGAGCCAATGAAAAAGGCGGGTGATACCGCAGAGCGCGAATCTAAACGTATTGAAAATAGCGCCGGTTCTGCGATTGAGATGATCAAAGGCTTAGGGGTTACAGCACTGGCAGGCTTTACTGTTGGAGCAGTCATCAGTATGGCAGATGAATATACCCAGATGGCAGCGCAGATCCGCAATGCAACTAGTAGTCAGCAAGAATATAACAAAGTCCAACAACATCTTTTGGAAACTGCAAATACCACATACCGTCCTTTAAAAGAGGCGCAGCAGGTTTATTTAGATATTGGCGGCGCTTTAAAAGCCTATGGTGAAACAACAGATCGTTCTTTGCGCATTACAGACAGCTTGTCATTTTCATTTACGCATAACGCAACAGCTGCCGATAAAGCAGCAAGCGCAACTGATGCTTATATGAAAAGTATCTATAGCGGCAAAGTTTCTGGTGATGCTTGGATTTCAATTTTGTCTGCAATCCCAAGTATTGTTACTGATTTATCAAAAAGCTTAAATAAATCTGAAGCTGATATTCTGTCGATGGGTAATGCAGGGAAAATAAGCACAAAAGATTTAAATAATGCACTTGATGCAAGCCGTGAAAAAAGTGAAGCATTGGCCAATAACATGAGTAATTCATTACGAGATGGGTTAAACAATGCACATAATGGGTTTACTGTACTTGCAGGTAAAATCAATGAAACTTATGGCGTAACGAATGCCATGGCTGGTTCACTAGGAGTGGTTGGTGAAGCGGCAAAATTGGCGGCAAATAATTTAGATGCGCTAGGCAATGTAACTGCAGTAGCAGGTGCATACCTTGTAGGTTCATATATTCCAGCAATAGCTTTGGGTGCAAAATCATTAGCGACAGATACAGCTGCAAAAGTTAGTAATGTTATGGCTACGCGTGCAAAAATTTTAGCGGACTATGAAGTTGCTAGATCAAATTTAGCAGCTACAGCGGCAATGGTTAAGTCTATGGGGCCTATTAATGCACAAACTGCAGCAATGATGGCGAATGCTCGTGCTGCATATCAGCAGGCAGCAGCATCAAAAGCATCAATGCTTAGCTTGCGTGGAGTTTTATTGGGGCCTGTTGGGTTAGGAGTTGCTGTAGCTGGTGTGGCAGCAGGTTATCTTTTAATGAAAGATAATGTTGATAAAGCAACAGCTTCAATTGATACTCAAGGAAAATCTGTTGGCGAGCTGGTAGTTAAGTATCGAGAGCTTAATACACTGCAGAGAGATAATGAAGCAAAAGCTTTGGCAGATCAAATTGAAGAATTAGGTCTTAAGTATCGAGTTGCATCTTCGGATCTATATTCATTTATGCAAGCGTTACCAGTTTCTGATGAGAAGATTGCCACATTTAGTAAATTAAATAGTGCACTGTCGCAAGGCCGTATAACCAGTGATGAATATTACAAAGCTGTTAAGAATGTCAATATTTTAACTGATGATCAGCTAAGTAAGGTTCGTAAGTTATTGGGTGGCTATGTTGATGCTAAAAGTAAATTTAAAGATGCTGAATCTGCGCAAAATGCGTTTAAAACTGCATTAAATGGTGTCACTGGCGAAGTTAAGAAGCAGGCAAGTGAAGTTGCGGTTTTATCAGAAGAGCTTAAAAAACTTTTAGAAGACAATAGCGTGGTTGCCTACAAGAATAATCTTGTTGGGAGCATTGTTTCAAACGCAAAAGTCGATCCTAAATTGGCAGAATACATATACGAAATGCGAAAAGCGGCTGGTATTTTGGGAACAGGTAAAAGCTTAACTGAGGATCAACTCAAATCGGTTCGTGAACGCTGGCAGTCCGAAAAAAATCTAAACAAAACCATTGATGAGCGTAATAAGCTTGAGGAGAAAAACAAAAAGCTAGTTGAGGCCCAAGGTAATGCAATGAAAGTCAATGCTTTAGTTGCATCTAACGCGGCTAAATATAACTTCAAAGGCATTGAAGCAAAAAATGGCTTGCCGTCTGGATTGCTTTCCGCTGTTCATATGCAAGAGTCGCGCGGGAATTCGAATGCTTATAACAAAAGCACAGGCGCTTCTGGTGGCTTTCAATTTTTATCTGCAACTGCAAAACAGTATGGAGTAAGCGACCGTTTCAATTTAGCTCAATCGGCTGAAGGTGCTGGTAAATATTTAAAGCATTTGCTCAGTCTGTTTAATGGAGATATTGAAAAGGCAATTAGTGCATATCATGCGGGTGAAGGTAATGTTCAACGCGGTACAAATATTGGACCAATTAACAGACAGTATGTAAAAAATGTTAAAGGCTATATGGGGGGTGCCAGCGGTGTTTCATTCACAGAAGATTATTCATTTGATGATTGGGTGAAAGAGCAGGAAAAGATTATTGTTGAACGTGAGCGAATTGCTGAAAAACAGAAGCAGTTAAATGCTGATGTTGCGGATGACGCTACTAGAATTAGACAGCAGTTAGCCGATAAATTTGAGGAAATAGATCAAGCTGGTTTTAGTGATGCAAAAGCAAGCGAACTTAAAGCTCAATATCAAAAGCGTGCAGATATTGAAATTCAGATTGCATCAGCTGCGCAGGCTGATAAATTGGCTACATATTCTGATTATATAAAATCCGAAGAGCAGTTAGTTAATGAAAGCTATGCGCGCCGCCAGCGGGATTTGAAACTTGATATTCAGTTAACGGCTGATCAATATGCTGAAGCATCACTTCATCTAGAAAATCAACGGATTGCAGAAATTGAGAAAATCAAACGCACTGAAAAGTTGGATATTCTTGAAGCAAAACGCGATTGGATGGAAAAAGGAGAATATGCAAGTGAATACTACGCATTAATTCGTGCAGAAATTCTGGCAACTTCTGAATATTCACCTGAAATGAAAAATGCCTTGGTCAAACAAGCAAATTTACAACAGGGTATGGATCAGAATGCTGAACGTGAAAAAGTTTGGGGTGATTATCAAAACCGCTTTGGCGTGGAGAAATCGCCGTATCAACAGGATATTGATCTTCTAGATAAAGCTTTAAAGCATAAACTCATTTTGGAGGAGGAGTATCAACAGCAGCGCTTACAAATTCAAGGCATATACAGTGGTCAATATGCTGCCGATTTTGCGGGCATGATGATGGGCTTAGTTGATCAATCTAGTACAGCTTATGCTCTGCTTGGTGCCGCTCAAAAAGGATTTACTCTATTTTCAGTTGGATTATCTAGTATTGATGCTATTGGTAAAGCTTGGGCTTCCGCCACTTTTCCTTATAATTTGCCTGCTATTACTATGGCAACGATGGAAACAGGTTTGCTTCAGGCTGCGGTTTCAGCGTTGAGTCCGGTTGGTTATGCAACTGGTGGTCATATCACTGGTAAGGGTACTGGTACGAGTGATGAAATCCCAATTATGGCTTCAAACGGTGAGTTCATGATGCGAACCGCAGCCGTAAATATGCTTGGTCTTGATACGTTGAACTTTATGAATCAAACCGGCAGATTGCCAAATGCTTATGCAGATGGTGGATCAATCGCACTTGATGCGCCTAAGGTGCTGAATATGCAAAGTCCAAGTATTAGTGGATATTTGCAGCAGGCAAGTCATTCACAGAAACAAATAATCGATAATCAAATTCGTGTAATTATGGTTAAAGATGAGGATGAAGCTAAAGATATGCTTTATAGCGCAGATGGCGAGAAAGCTTTCTTGTATCACATGAAACGAAATCGCAGCAAGGTATAGGCCCACTTCGGTGGGTTCTTTTAATAAGAGGACAAAATGAAAATACAAACCAAATATGGCGAAGTGCACGTATTAACAAATTGCCCTCTGCTTGATTCTACTGAACGTCTTGAGTTTAAGACCGAGGTGCATGAATCGTTTGATGGTAGTGAAATTCGATACATTCAGCGTGATGCACCACGTCAAGTCTTGAGCTTCAACTATGTGAATATGCGTAAAGCCATGGGTGATATGTTCCATATGCTTTATGCAAATTTGCGCAAACAGTGGGGCATTCCGTTACCACAATTTCGACAGCTCATTCCAGATCTAGAAGATAGTGACTTCATTATCATGGACACGACAGCACACCAAGCCGACCTTAGAGTCGGTTTTATTTTGCTTGAAAGTTCTGAAGGTGCCCAAGTTGCTGAGATTGTGAGCATAGGTCGCTACATCATTGTGCAAGAAGAAATTCGAGATCCTGAAACGGATGAAATTATTCAAGAATTGATTACTGAGTATCAGGATGGCTTCCGACTTACAGCCAATGTGACAGCAACAAATGCAGCAATCATGCCGCTACGGATCTGCATTATTGATGGCGATGCTTCAATTAATACGGGCGGATTTTGGTCTAGCTCAAGTGTGGTTTTTCGTGTGATTGCAGAGGATTCGCCTGAATTTGAAGCTGATGTGCCTGAGCAATTCCTTGGTAATGATATTTACTTCAAGCCTTTGCTGCTTGATGGCGACTCGCTAGAAACGACACTGACGCAACATCAAAACATTGTCGATGGTGATGTTGGTGGTTTTCAAGATTTTACGCATTGGGCCAAGCCACGATATTTAAAACCATTTAAGTCGTTACTACGTGACTGGAACCGATACACGGAGTATCGCAAGTTTTTGTTTCGTCGAATGGGGCGTTTTCAGGCATTTTGGATGCCGCTGTATGAAAAGCATTTGAATATTCTCAATACTGGAAACATCACAACTTCACTCAGTACAAACACGAAGTATTTGTTTGAAGCGGATCGTAAACACATTGCTGTGAAACGCAAAGACGGCACTTGGACTGCACATGAAATTACGGCCAAAACGGGTGGCTCTTTAACAGTGTCACCTGCAATCAATGCACACCGTAACGACATCAAAACCATTTGCTATTTAGGTCTGCATCGCCTTGATGCAGATCAGATCGAATTTCAATTTTTAGGCGCACATAAAACGCAAGTCACTGTGCCAATTGTGGAGCTTTCATCATGAAAACGAGAGCGGAACTTTATCAATTTAAGCATGGTACTCGCACGTGGTATTTCACCAATCAGCGTAAAGTAATCACACACGCAGGCATTGAATATTTGCCAATTCGCGGCCTTTCACGTACTGCGATTGAAGATGAAAGCATTGATAAATGTGATACCGAAGTAACGCTTCCGCAAATGAGTTTATTGAATGCTGAAGATGACAACCTTGCTGCAGTATTTGCAGGAAAAATCTTTTATGGCGGCGTTACGGTCACAATCCTTGAGCTATATCAAAACGAAACACTGGTACTGCATAAGGGTCGTGTGACACAGCCGAAATTTGATGAAGATGCAGACACGCTGACACTGGTATGTGAAACAGGTGAATCGTACTTAAACCGCAATATTTTGACGCGCAAATTTCAGTCTTCGTGTCCGAATTCAATCTATGACCGTTGGTGTGGACTTGATTTTGAAAAACTGTCATTTGAAGTGGTAGTCACAGCGGTATCAGGCTTAGCTGTTAGTTTCAATGTTGTTCAAACACAGGTGCTCGATGAGCAGGGTAATCCGGTCTTTGAACAAATCCCTGTTTTAGATGAACTAGGTCAGCCTGTTTTAGATGGTCAAGGCAATCCAACTTTTGAAGATGGCGAGCCGATCATGGAAACAAAGTCATACCCAGCAGCATGGCTGAATTTAGGCTTGTTAGTGAAAGATGGTGTTTACACCACAATCACGTCGGGCGGTGGAAGTTCTCTAAACCTTTACCGTCAGCATGTCGGTTTAAAAGTTGGTGATGTGGTTCGTGTTGCACCGGGCTGTGATCAATCATTAAAAACATGTCATGAGAAACTCAAAAACAGTCTGAATTTTGCAGGACATCCATTTATTCCGAGTCAAAACCCATTGGAAACACAGTTAATTAAGTGAGTTAAAGCATGGATATACAACACATCATAGCTCATTACGACGTTTCTCAAATTCAGCACACAAAAGCCATTGCGCCCATAATTGTTGGGATGATTATCTCGGCTGTGATTTCTGTTGCTGTTGGTGTTTACAACTTCTTGCAAATGCGAAAGCAGCAGAAAAAAAACCAGCAAAAACCAAATCAGCTTGATGGAACGATTGCAGATGAAGGTACTTCATTTAGTGATATCGCAGGGAGCCCTCACATGTATGGGAACATCACGCATATTTGGGGTCAAAAAACCACTGCAATCAAAAGCAAAGGTGGAAAGAAATGAAAATTTATATCTCGGATTTACGGAAAGCCAAAATGTGTGCTCGCGGATCGCGGGCATTTTTTTTGGCTCAAGGTTGGGATTGGCAGGATTTTCTGAAGAATGGGCGTGATGCTCAGGACTTTATTAATACGAATGACGCAATGGCAATGCAGGTTGTAGAGGTGGCAAATGGGCGGAAGCAGTAAGCAGGTTACAGGGTATCGTTATTTTGCTAATTTTTTATTATTTATCGGTAATCCAATTGAAAAAGTGCTTGGGATAAATTTTGATAAACGGGGATGGGAGACTGGAAAACGTGTACCCATGGGGACTAATGGGGAGCTTTGCTACCTCCACCTGCCAAACCTGTACGGTGAAAACGAAGGTGGTGTAAGTGGTGTGCTCAATATAAAGCATGGTTCAAAGATGCAAACTGTTGACTCTGCATACATAAAGCACATGAATTCAATCTCATTACCAGCTTCAGCATATCCTTATCAATCCTACATTTCATTTAGCGGTAGTGAATTAGCTAGTCAATTTCAAGGCATGACTGATGAGGAGCTTCAAGATCTCGCAGATGAGTATGAAGATGGAATTGTGCCGGGAAAAGGGTTTTACCTCGGCAACTCAGGCTACATGAAAGAGATGTTGTTGTGGCCTAAACGAACCAGAATTCGGAATGATGGGCGTGAGCAATGGTATGAAATGCGAAGCGATGGTGCGATTGTTTGTGAGATAAGGGCATCAATTGGCGATGCAGATTACATCTACCCTTTTTTTGAAATCGTAAAAGTAAAAGCAGATGGCAAAGAAGATGCGGATGTGGATACAAACTATGATTTTTACGGAAGGACAGGGAGTGTTAAGTTTGAGATTACATTTGAATATCGCGCTGGCAGGGAGTTTAAATTAACCAGAAATATTGATTTCAATGAAGGTAGCCTAACATCTTTCGTTAGCGCGGGTGAAATTACTACTATCGAGGCTCCTATTAGTGGTCAAAAGCACCATCTGCAAGATGTAATAATACTGCCCGCTTCTCCCACTATTACCCAAGTAACTTATACGGCAAACGTAACAATTGACGGAACAAAACACCCAGAAGATGCTTATACCGGGGTTTTATATTTTAGACCATTACATGGATACCCGGAGGGCGGATATGCAACTAGCAAAGTTGATGCATTTGATATCAACCCAATCCATAAAATCCGCGAAATCCTTACCGACGACACAGCAATGAATAAGCCTGAATCTGACGTGAATGACACAAATTTTATGAAAGCTGCAGATCGTATTTATGATGAAGGTCTTGGGATTTCGTGGGCTATTACTGAAAAATCATGCTTAGATGCGATCAATGAGTTATGCGGGCATATTGAAGCTGGTGTGCGTGTAAATCGACAAACAGGCCTTTATGAAATGGTTTTGTTTCGTGATGACTGGTTTGAGGAAAGTGAAATTCACACGATTGCAGTCAATAAAATCAAAAGCATGTCGCTTGAAGTTGCAAATGCCGATGAGGCGATTAATCAACTCAATGTGAGTTATTACAATCGCGATGCTATGAAAGATTCATCTTTTTCAATTGCTGAAAATGCATCAATCAGAAACCTAAATGGCCGAGTTAATGCTGAAGATGCAAACTTTCCACATTTCATGAATCAAAGAAATGCTGCGATTGTTGCACAGTGGAAATTAAAACAAATGTCATCGCCAGTATGGAAGGGCTCTTTCACCACTGCCGAGTATAATGCGCGAAAGTGGAACCGTTACGACCTGTTGAAATTGGCTTGGCCGCGTAAATGGCAAGGTGAAATCACAGTTCGGATTATGAAAATTAACCTCGGCACGGGTACTGATGTATCAATTGATTTTGTTGAAGTCACTCCGTATTCAAGTAATTTATCATCAGATATTGTGATTGATGAGCCAATTGATGTTGGTGTACAGCCGCCTCTTCCTTGTCAGTACGAACCGTTTGAAATGCCTTATTACTTAGCTGTTATGGCACTTGGACAGCGTCAAGTTGATGAAGAATTAAGTTATGAAAATAACTTTGGTTTAGTTGGTGTTGTTGCTGAACAACCACAATCGAATTCTCTTTACGCGGTCATGATGACGCACGACGGCACAGAAGGCGAGGAGTGGGTGCGCGCCGCAACAATTAACTATGAGCCTGCCGCAGAACTTGATCAAATTATCTCGAGAACTTCAACAAGCTTCACAGTTAAAGATATCTCTGAGATTTCAGCGTTATCTATTGGCACATTAATTAAATGTGGTAGTGATTGGATTGGAACACCTGGTGAGTGGATGGTGTTTGAAGGTGTTGATGCATATACCGGTGTTGTGAGTGTGAAGCGTGGTGCTCTTGATTCGCTGCCGCAAGACTGGGGAATAGGCACAAAACTTTATTTCTGTGGAAATGATGTTGCTTATGACTCATCAGAATATGTTGCGGGGGAAGAGGTTCTTGTCTCTGCGCTCACAACCACTCCATCGGGCATGCTTGAAAATAAGGGCTCAATACCAGTTGAAATGAATGCGCGTGCAATTCGACCTTATCCTCCAGCTAACGTGAAATTCAATGGAAATTATTTTCCAGAAACTCACGTCATTTCTAACGATATTTTATTGACTTGGGCGCATCGAAACCGCGTTCAGCAAACGGGTGGCGAAATAATTGGTTGGTTTGATAATGGTGTGACTCTAGAAAATGGAGTTACATATTCGCTTGAACTTTCAACAACTCAAGATGGCGTGATTCATAGTGCAAGCGGTATTGCGTCTGACACATACACGATTGATGCAGATGTATTCATTCCAAATAAAGCACATAAATTAAAGCTATGGTCGGTGCGTGATGGTTTTGATTCCTATACTATTTTTGAGCATAGCTTCTTTGCTGAGGCGGTGAGCTTAATTTTAACCGCATCTGTCACAAGTAATAACGCAAGCGGCAACACCGTGCCGACTGCAAATATTTCAGTAAAAGTAGATGAGTCACTTAAAGCAAATGTGAAATTCGACGGATCAAACATTAGCGGCAAAGCGGAGCCGGGCTCAACTATTACAATTGAAATCGAGGAGTAAAAATGGCGATTTATACAGGAGTTGCGGATGTAAATGGGGACTTTAAAGTCCCTTTTTCATCTAGTTACACGGGTGGTCAAAAAATTACAGTTACTGCTGAAAAAGATGGCGCAATAAAAACAATCGAACTTCATGCACCGAGCGAAGTGGTTGGTGGCGGCAGTATTCAGTTTGGGGGCTCTCTTGAGAACTTCCCGCAGAATATTGGGGCAATGATTTTTTCATCAGATGTTAAGTCGATATCGGATTATGCTTTTTATAGTTCCGGAGCTGGCGGAAATACTTTCGCAAGTTCAGCAACAGCCCTCGAGTTTGAAGCAGTGGAAGCAATAGGCGAACATGCATTTTATGGATTTACAAGCGTTCAAAAGATAGATTTCCCTGACAGCTTAATCAGCATAGGCGCAAATGCATTTCAGAATTGCAACTCATGTACCAATGTTAAAATGGGTGGTTTCATAAAATCAATCGGAGCTAATGCATTCGCTGGTTGTTCTGAGATTGTATCTGTTAACATTCCAGACTCTGTTACGAGTTTAGGTGCTTATGCATTTGAATCTTGTCGCTCAGCGATTGATATTTATATTGGAACTGCAATTACCAGCATTCCAAACAATGCATTCACGTATTGTTCAAGTTTAACCAGCATCATCATACCGGCCAATGTGCAATCGCTGGGTAGTTATGCTCTAGGCGCACTGTCTTCATTAAGTTCATTATCGGTCAAAAGAGGATCCCCTCCAACAATTACATCAGACACACTTTATGAACTTCCTTCTACTTGTAAAATTTACGTACCAGCTGCCTCACTGTCAGCATATAAAGCAGCAGCTAACTGGAAAGTGCATGCATCAAAGATGATAGGCATATAGTTTCGTGAACTTAGGCACCGAAAGGTGCTTTTTTATTGCCAAAAAATTTAGGGGGCAACATGTCTGAAACGACAGCAGCGGTGGCAGAAACATCAGCTGCAGCTTTGGGATCAAAAGCAACAGTGACCGGTGGAGCAGCAAGCTTTGCCGGTTTTTTTATGGGCATTGATTGGATGGGGTGGGTAGGTATAGGTGTTGCCGTGCTGGGCTTACTCATTAATGTTTATTTCTCATGGCAACGAAATCAGCGCGAAAAAGAAATTCACGAGCTTACAAAGCGAAAATTAAACGGTGAATGCAATGTCAAACAAGACTAAATATTGGACGTATGGATTAGCAGCTTCGGCTGCTTTTTTTGTGGGCTTAGAAAAGTATGAAGGTTACTCAGCAAAACCCTATAAAGATAGCGGTGGGGTTGTAACACAGGGCATTGGATCTACAACCAAACCAGATGGTAAGCCAATCAAAATGACTGATCCACCAATCACGCGCAAGACCGCTCAAGAGTGGGCAAAGGCACACGTGTCTAAAGATGAGATTGCATTTCGAAATTCACTTAAAGGCGTGAAGCTTTCGCAAATTGAATACGATGTGTACCTCGATTTTTCATACAACTTCGGTGCAGCTAACTGGCGCTCATCTTCAATGTTACGCAATTTGAAAGCAGGACAATATAAGCAAGCATGTAACTCATTGCTGAAATGGAAATATGTAGCTAAGCGCGATTGCTCGGTGCGGTCAAACAATTGCTATGGCGTTTGGACTCGACAATTAGAACGTCATCAAAAATGCATAGGAGCACAATAGTGCCATTATTACTTTGGAAATATAAAACATGGATCGCAATTGCGGTCTTTTTTGTTTTATACGTGGGGCAAATTGCTTACACAAATCATCTAGCTGGCAAGTTGCGTTTAGCTGGTGAGCAATGTAACGCAAAGATCCAAGAAATTGAACTAAAACACCTTAAGGCTTTGGCTGAAAAACAAAATCTAATTAATCAGGTAAGTGCAGACTATGAAACACTTAAATCCGAGCAACGTGTGCAAGTCGAAACAGTTACACGTGAAGTTCAAAAAATCATTGAGCGGCCTATTTATCGCAATGACTGCTTTGATGACGACGGCGTGCAGCAACTCAACTCACTTATCGCCAGTGGTGCCAGCAAACCTCCTTGAACCTTGCGCAGAACTACAGCAATTGGAGTCAGGGCAGGGAAAAGCTTTAATGCTTTGGTCTGTTGATACGGTTGCTAAATACAATGACTGTAAGGCACGACATGGCGCAGTTGTAAAAGCCCTCATGTGAGGGCTTACTTTAGAATATCTTTAAATAATATATACCCTTTAAGGTCAGATTGAATAGATTGTGAAATGTCATCCAGTCCTGATGTAAATACTTTCCCACTTAACACAAAATCTTGGGATATTAATTTATTATCTGGACACTTAATGTAGCTATCTAAATAATCAACATGTTTACTTACCAAATTATTATAAGTCTTGATCAAGCTATTGAGCTTGGACTCTGACGACAGATTTTCAAAATATTTCAAATCAACTATTATTTCTTGATTAAACGATACCAAGGGCCCCATAGACTTATCAATATTACCAATGGAAAAGGTAACAGAGTTGCCTAACATTTGATCTAATGATTTGTTATAAGTAGCTAATAATAAATAGGATTCACTAATTTTTCTAAAAATTATTTTAGCTTCGTGTGACAAAATAGATTTATTGTGCTGCTCTTTCCAATCATGAAACAATAAAGATGCAATATAAGCCGCAATAAGGGCAGCACCACCACTAAAAAAAGAGGAAACAATAGACCAAGTGTCTTTTAGTGAGTTTGATGAACCTTTAAATTCAAATAATATCCATGATGAAGCAAAACAGAAAAAACCCACAGCTACCGTAATCGCAATAACATTAATAATTTTATTTTGAATTTCACTCACTAACAATCTCCACACCTTCCCAAAATTCCCCCTTCTTTTTAGCCAAGAATATATCAGCATCTCGTTTACTCATAAAATACTTGGCTTTCTCATAATCACTAGTCCAACACCAACCCGATTGATCTACAAAATTCACTTCTGATAATTCCCAATAACCCAAATCATCTTCTTGTTTTACATAAGAGAGATACTTTTTGTTTTTCTTCAT